TGATGAAGTTGTTCGCCAGTTTAACAAGCTCCTCATTCTTAATGACTTTGATGCGCAGGTAGCTGTGGTATAATGGCAGAGAAGTTTAAATTTAAGCGGGAGTGGGACGATGAAGCCAGCGACCAGGAACTACCTGAGATTGTTCCTGCCGTAGTCTTCAAGACCCGTGTCCGCGATGACTCGATTGAAGGTCCTAACCCATTCCGTTGGGAAGATAAGACAACCTATGATTACTTCGCTGGTAAGCGTGTAGTTTTGTTCTCTCTTCCTGGTGCCTTTACTCCAACATGTTCGACCTACCAGTTACCTGGTTTCGAAAAGAACTTTGCTGAGTTTAAGGCACTTGGTATCAAGGACATCTACTGTGTATCTGTCAATGATTCCTTTGTCATGAATTGCTGGGCGAAAGATCAGAAGATCAAGAAGGTTAAGATGATTCCTGATGGTTCTGGTAAGTTCACTCGTAAGATGAGAATGAATGTCCAGAAGGACAATCTTGGCTTTGGTGAACGTTCATGGCGATATGCTGTTATTGTGAATAACGGTCAGATTGAGAAGTGGTTCATTGAAGGTGATGTAGTTGAGGACAACTGCGCGGATGATCCTTATGGTGTGACTTCACCAGAAAATATTCTTGACTGGTTGCGCAATAACTGATATAGTGAATACTGGTCACTAAGCCAGCGTCCGTGGATGCACTAACATCGCGACGGACATTTTATTTTATTATGGAGAATCATTATGCGTGAAGACTTCCTCTGGGTTGAGAAGTATCGTCCTCGTAAGCTGGACGATTGTATCCTTCCCGATGAACAACTGAATACCTTTCGCCAGTTTGTGGCAACTGGTGAGATTCCCAATATGCTCCTGTGTGGCTCGGCTGGTGTAGGTAAGACTACTATCGCCCGAGCCATTTGTGAAGAATTGGGATGTGATTATATCGTTATCAATGGTTCAGAAGAATCTGGTATCGATGTTCTCCGTACCAAGATTCGTGAGTTTGCATCCTCTGTCTCGTTTAGCGGCAAGACTAAGGTTGTTATTCTAGACGAAGCGGATTACCTGAATCCAAACTCCACTCAGCCAGCCCTTCGTGCCTTCATTGAAGAGTTTGCTAACAACTGCCGCTTCATCTTTACCTGTAACTTCAAGAACCGTATCATTGCACCTCTGCATAGTCGAACGGCCGTGATTGAATTCAAGCTGACTAAGGCTGACCGACCCAAGATGGCTGGTCGTTTCATGAAGCGCCTCGGTGACATTCTTGAGACCGAGAATGTGCAGTATGATGACAAGGTTGTGGCAGAAGTTCTCAAGAAGCACTTTCCTGATTATCGCCGTGTCCTTAATGAACTCCAGCGTTACAGCGTAGGCGGTACAATCGATGCTGGCATTCTAGCCAACGTCCAAGAAATCAATATGAAAGAACTGGTTGATGCCCTTCGCGGTAAGGACTTCAAGAAAGTCCGTCAGTGGGTTGTAGATAATATCGACAACGATGCTGGCATCATCTTCCGTAAGATTTATGATACCCTTCTTGATGATGTCAAGTATCCTGCGGCTCTTATTGTTCTATTGGCCGACTATCAATACAAGTCTGCTTTCGCCACCAACCAAGAAATCAATCTCGTAGCCTGTCTGGTTGAGATTATGGCTGGAGTGGAGTGGAAGTAATGGACGGTATTCTAGAGGGCCTTGGTGATCCAAAGGTAGAATACAAGCCAGAAGATTATGTGGAGAAAAAAGCCAAGATTTCTCCCTTTGATTTCATCAACGATATTAACCACAAGAAGACCAATCTCATAGTAGATGAGTGGTCAGAGAAGCAATACAACCCGTGGATCATCAATCGCGGATTGAGTTTCAGTGCGGACACTGTTATTCCAGCCAACGAGATGAACTGCCGCCCACACCTTGATAAAGCACTGCAAAATACTTTTCTTATAAATACAATTAGGTCTAGAAAGCGTTTTGATAAATGGATCAAAATTGAAGACGATGCCGAAGTTGAGATGATCAAGGAGTATTATGGCTATAGTAATGAAAAAGCTAGTCAGGCTCTTACAATTCTCTCCGAAGAACAAAAGAAAACAATAAAAGAGAAATTGTATAAAGGTGGTAGAAAATGAGCGAAGATTTTTTTGATATTAACTATCCTGGGTATGCTCCTTTGGAAGTTAAGTTGGGGAATCCAGACGACTTTCTAAAGGTTCGTGAAACTCTTTCGCGTATTGGGGTAGCGTCTCGTAAGGATAAGATTCTTTATCAGTCATGCCATATCCTTCATAAGCAGGGTAGGTATTTCATTGTTCACTTTAAGGAACTCTTTGCCCTAGATGGTAAAGATGCCGACTTTAGCGACAATGACTTGCAACGTAGAAATACCGTCGCACATCTTCTTTCGGACTGGGGTCTGATTACTATCCTCAATCCAGAAATTCATGAGGACAAAGCGCCTCTGAATCAAATCAAAGTAATTGCTTACAAAGAAAAGAACGACTGGGAACTTATCCAAAAATATAATATTGGTCGTAAAAAGTAAATCTGTATATGACAATGAATGCTGGTAAAAAATACAAATCGGTATTCATTTCAGACTTACATCTTGGATCAAAGCATTGTAACTCTGATGCATTGCTAGAATTCCTATCTACGATTAGAACTGAAAAGTTGTATCTCGTTGGAGATATTGTGGATATATGGCGTCTGAAAAAGAAATGGTATTGGCCAAAAATACACAATCAAATTGTCAGAAAAATACTCAAGATGTCAGAAAAGACAGAAGTAATATATGTCACTGGTAATCATGATGAAATCTTTCGGTTATTTCCCAACATTAAAATCGGTAAAATTGCAGTAGAGCATCGTTGTGTCCATGTTGGGGTGAATGGTAAACGCTACTTGGTGGTGCATGGTGACCTCTTCGACAATTTAATGCGAACAAAGACTGGTCGATTCATCATGCATCTCGGAGACTTTGCATATGACTCTCTGCTCTACATCAATAAGGTTTTGAATACATCAAGAAGACTGCTCGGGATGCAACCTTGGAGTTTGGCAAAGTATTTGAAGCGTAAAGCAAAACTTGCTGCCAATTATATTGGTGAGTTCGAAAAAGAAATGTCTTACTATTGTAAACGCAAAGGTTATGATGGAGTTATCTGCGGACATATTCATCACGCAGAAATTACACAATATGATGAGATTGTTTACATGAACGACGGTGACTGGTGTGAAAGTTGCACTGCTCTTGTAGAAAATTATGATGGAACATGGGAAATACTTAAAAAATAATTGACTTTCTTCTAAAAGTATAGTATAAATAAGGGGTGCCATGCTTCGGATGGTACCCTTTTTAAACTCGCTTAATAGGAGCAAACTATGAAATTTGATACAACAATGATCCCACAGATGGATCGGTATTTCGTTGGCGCGGACCGCGTCATGAAGAGATTAGCAGACATTGCTGACCAATCGGCGCAAATGATGCCAATTAAATATCCCCCATACAATATCAAGAAAGTCGATGAAAGTCGCTACGTAATCGAACTAGCCGTTGCTGGTTTCGGTAAGTCGGAAATTGATATTGAATTGCAAGAAGGTCTATTGAGTATACGCGGTAAAATCGACTCTGTTGACAACACCGAATATCTCTATAAGGGAATTGCAGAGCGAGGATTCAAACGCGAATTCACTCTTGCTGACAATGTGGAAGTAAAAAGCTCTTCTCTGGTTAATGGTATGCTGAAAATTTGGTTGGAAGCATTTATTCCAGAAGAAAAGAAAGCTAAGAAGATTGACATTACCGATGGGGATAACGAATATCCATCACAAGCTGCCGAATTTTTGGCAGAAGGTAAAACTAAGTAATAATTTAAGAAGGTGAATGCTATGTCCAATATTAAATGTATAAAGCTAATCAGTGGCGAGGAAATCATTGCTGATATTGATGAGAGTATTGAAGGCCTCGTTATTCTGAAAAAGCCTCTATTGATTATGATGGTACCTAACCAGAATAATCAGTTTGGTATTGGACTAGCACCCTTTTGTCCGTATGCTCAGACCGGGGACATTCCTATCCGCGCTGGTGCAGTTGTTTCTATTTTCGAACCAGATACTGGAATGGTTAACGAGTATAATGTTCGGTTTGGTAGTGGAATTGTTCTACCGGAAAGTAAGATTATCGTATGACACAATTAAACATAACTCCATATATTTACCGCATCAAATCAGTTACCAAAGTTGTAGATGGAGACACGATTGATGCAGATATCGACCTTGGTTTTGATATTTCCCTTACTAAAAGAATTCGTCTTGCGGGTATTGATACTCCAGAAAGTCGCACTACAAACCTCAAAGAAAAAGCGTTGGGATTTGAGTCTAAAGAATGGATGAAGAAAACTCTTGCAGACGCTAAAGATATTCTAATTAAGACTGAGTTACCAGATAGCACAGAGAAGTATGGCCGTATCATCGGTCATCTGTTCATCAATGGTCAAGAGACTTCGTTGAATAACCAGATGATTGATGAGGGATATGCTCTGCCATATGATGGAGGCACAAAAGATATGGACTTAGAATTACTATTATCAAGAAGAAAGAAAAAATAAACCTCTTTACTTTTGCCATGTTTTATAGTATATTAGTATTTGAATTGAAAAGAGGTCTACATGAAGTTTTATACCAGCGCACACCAATATGGCTCCAAGATTCTTGTTCGAGGTGTTCATAATGGTGTGCGCTTTAATCGTAGAGAAGACTTCTCTCCTGTTCTCTATGTAAAGAGTAAAGAACAGGGTGTCCACAAGTCTCTGTATGGCGACAATCTTCAGCCGGTTGAGTTTCAAAGTAACAATGACGCCAAAGAGTTTATTCAAACCTATGGTGAAGTAGATAACTTTCCTATCTATGGTCAGACAAACTTTGGCTACCAATATATCACACATAAGTTTCCTGGTGAAATTGAATGGGACATGAATGCTCTAAAGATTCAGACGATTGATATCGAAACGAAAACCGAGTTTGGTTTTCCAGATATCAATAATCCTCTTGAAGAGATTCTTCTCATCACGGTCAAAGACCTAGTATCTCGCCAGATTATTACCTTTGGTTGTGGTGATTTTGATGATGTAAACTC